GAACCATTGGCTGACATAGCCCCTAACAAATATCTAAGCAGAAAATTTTGGACAGATTCAAGTGATCGTCTAATGTATGAAGGCAAAGCTCCACAGCTCGCCGACACTAAGCGAGCCCGTATGCCCGCATTTTTTGAACATGCAAACACCAACCTACCCAAGTACGCTTGACTGGGGACGCATTGAGAAGATCGTAGATGAACTCGATGAGCAGTTTCCAGACAGGTTTCCAGACCACACACTATCAGAAAAAGAAATATCTTATAGGGCTGGTCAATTATCAATTATTAGATTACTAAAACTAAAACTCAAAGGAGAATAATTATGTGTCTCGGAGCAATATTCGGTGGCGGTAGGAGAAACACTCCTGCCCCACCAACACCAGCCCCACCAACCACTCCTCCACCCCCAATGCCAGTACAACAGGCTCCTACACCAATGCCAGAAGCTCCAACTCCAGCTCCTGTAACAGAAGATGAAACAAAGAGAAAGGCAAAGGTAAGGACTACTAAACGTAGAAAGACAGGTAGAGGACAACAAGGTACTACAAGACTACAAACTAAGAAACCAGAAACTGGTGGATTAAGAGGTATCACTACAGGAACTGGTACTAACACTGGTGGTAGCGGTGGTGCTGGAGGTACTTACGGATGAAGAACGCACGGCAACGATACAATGAGTTATCGAGTCACCGTGAACAATTCTTAGATGTTGCTTATGATTGTGCAGAGCTAACCATACCTACACTACTAATGCGTAATGAGGGTGATGCTTTGTATCAGAGCTTTCAAACACCTTGGCAGTCAGTCGGAGCTAAAGGAGTCACCACGCTGAGTTCAAAACTTATGCTAGGACTCTTACCTCCGTCTACTAGCTTTTTCAAATTACAACTAGATGATTCTAAGCTAGGTGTAGAGATACCGCCAGAAGCAAAGAGTGAGTTAGATCTTACATTTGCAAAAATAGAACGCATGATAATGGAAAGCATTGCAGCTTCCACAGATAGGGTTCAAATATTTGCAGCATTAAAACATTTAGTTGTTACAGGAAATGCTCTAGTCTACATGGCACAGGACGGTATGAAAGTATACCCTCTCAATCGTTACGTAGTTGAACGTGATGGTAATGGGTCAGTAGTTGAGATAGTAACTAAAGAAAGAGTTAGTAAAAAATTACTAGGTTTAGCAGAACTTAGTGATGGCCCTAACGATGATGAGAAAGGTGACTACAAAGGTACAAAAGATGTAGATGTATATACATGTGTTAAATTAAATGATAACGGATGGCGTTGGCATCAAGAAGCTAACGATACCATACTACCAGATAGTATAGGTAAAGCTCCCAAGGATAAAACTCCTTGGTTGCCACTACGTTTTGTTACCGTAGATGGAGAAGATTACGGACGTTCTAGAGTTGAAGAGTTCCTTGGGGACTTAAAATCTTTAGAGGCATTGATGCAAGCTATCGTTGAAGGTAGTGCAGCAGCAGCTAAAGTTGTGTTTACTGTATCACCCTCTTCTGTAACTAAACCTGCATCACTAGCTAACGCTGGTAATGGAGCTATCATACAAGGTAGACCAGATGATATAGGCGTAGTACAGGTAGGTAAAACTGCTGACTTCCAAACTGCATATCAAATGATTAACATGCTAGAGAAAAGATTAGCTGAGGCTTTTCTTGTCTTATCAGTACGTCAGTCAGAAAGAACTACAGCAGAAGAAGTTAGGATGACACAGATGGAACTAGAGAGACAGCTTGGAGGACTCTTCAGCTTGCTCACGACAGAGTTTCTCATACCCTACCTCAACCGTAAAATGCACACACTGACCAGATCTAAACAGATACCAAGCATACCTGCTGGGTTAATGAAGCCTACCATAGTAGCAGGTATAAATGCTTTAGGTAGAGGTCAGGACAGAGAAGCATTAGTTCAGTTTATAACAACCGTAGCTCAGACAATGGGGCCAGAGGCTCTAGCTCAATACATGAATCCTGACGAGGCTATCAAACGTCTTGCAGCATCTCAAGGTATTGACATACTTAATCTTGTTAAGAGCATGGATGAGCGTCAGGCTGAACAAGAGCAAGCAATGCAAGCACAGCAAATGCAGTCATTGACTGACCAAGCTGGACAATTAGCTAATGCTCCAATGCTCGACCCATCGAAAAACCCAGAAGCCCTTGAGGGCATGAAACAAGCACTACAACCACAGTAATTATGGCAGAAACAATCCGCTACGACACCTCAGAAGATCCTGCAGTAGCACAAGAACAAGCTGAAAGAGATGCAAAGAATCTAGCTATAGGTGAAGATCTTATGCAAAAGCAAGATAAAATGCTTGCTGGTAAATATAAGAGTGCCGAAGAGTTAGAGTCAGCATATCTTGAACTACAGAAGAAACTAGGTGACGCACCTGCAGAACAAGCAGAACCAGAATCAGAACCAGAGTATGAACTGTATACAGAAGATGGCAGTGTCAATTATGATACGGCTAACGAACTGTATGGAGAACAACTAGGTAATTTATTTAAGGATAATAGTATTGACCCGTTTGCAATGAGCAAACACTTTGAAGAGAACAACGGTACGTTGAACGATGAGATGTATGGTCAACTTGCTAAGGCTGGACTTAGTAAAGATATTGTCAACAACTACTTAAATGGATTAAGAGATCAGGTTGGTTTTACTCCTGATACTCCAGAGCCTGTTCTAACGGCACAAGAAGTAGGAGAGATAAAAGGTCTAGCTGGTGGAGATGCTGGCTACGATGCTCTTATGGAGTGGGCTGGTCAGAATCTAGATAAGACAGCACAAGGAGAGTATGATGCTGTACTTGCAACAGCAAATAAAACAGCAATCAAATTTGCAGTCACAGCACTTATGGGACAATACGAAGATTCACAGGGACGAGATTCCCGTATAGTTACTGGCAAAGAGTCATCTACTGAAAACTACAGAAGTATGGCTGAGGTTGTCAGAGACATGAACAAACCAGAATATCAAACTGATGAAGCGTTCAGAGATGATGTCATCAGAAAACTATCCGCATCAAACTTAAAAGTATAGGAGACTATTATGCCCGGACATTACGGAGCCAAAAAAGGCAATGGAGCTAAAAAGCTAATGAAGAAAAACCCTAAGATGCCTCCAAAGGTAGCTAAGGCTATTGCTAAAAACATGAGAAGCAAGAAAAAATAATGGCTCGCAAGAAAGGTGTAAGTCTGTCTTTAGGTCGAGGTGAGAAATCCCGCAAGGGTGGGCTTACAGCTAAAGGCAGAGCAAAATATAATAGAGCTACGGGCTCCAATCTTAAGGCTCCTCAGCCTCAAGGCGGTGCTCGTAAGCGTTCCTTTTGTGCCCGTATGAAGGGTGTTAAAGGGCCAATGAGAAAGAATGGAAAGCCAACCCGTAAAGCGTTGGCACTACGTAGATGGAAATGCTAATGGCACACAAGAAAGGATCTAAGTGTGGCTGTAAACACGGGGGCAAGAAGAAGTAATGGCTAAACTATGTGCCCGTGGAAAGGCTGCAGCAAAAAGAAAGTTCAAGGTATACCCCTCAGCATATGCTAATGCGTATGGTGTAAAGGTATGTAAAGGACAAGTAAAAGCTGGCGGTAAAAGAAAGACCGCTAAAGGATATACTAGAGGAAAAAGATGAGTTTAAGAAGATGGTTTAAAGAGAAGTGGGTGGACGTAAAAACTGGTAAGCCATGTGGCAGACAGAAAGGCGAAAAGCGTAAAGGCTACCCCGCTTGTCGTCCATCTCGCAGAGTCTCCTCTAAAACACCAAAGACTACTAAAGAGATGTCTAGCGGTGAAAAAACAAGATTTAGAAAATCTAAAACAAGTTCACGTAGAATTAACTACAACCACAAACGAAGAAAACGATGACACACCACAACCATGAAAACGACAGATGGCATGTTGCAGAAGAGCTTAATGGTCGCCTTGCCATGCTTGGCTTTATTGCTCTTATTGGTGCTTACGCCACAACAGGTCAAATCATCCCCGGAGTTCTCTAGTCCTTATGACTGGAAGATGACATGTGATGATTTTATAATGTCAAAATATTCTGTGCTACAAGACCCACATCTTGATGCACAGGCAAAGTACAAAATCATATCTTATCTTGAACAGAAAGTTGTTGGTGAATGTACTAAACCTTTATCCTAACGCTACGTCCGTTCATCCTTCGGGACGCATGACACCAAAGCATGGAACGGGGCTTTGGTATATGGGAGTTTACCAT